TTAGTTTGACTAATGTGTCAAGGTTTGTCTCTTTCTCTCCACGTCGTTCTTCACGTGACATAAGCCATTGTGCAAAGCGTTCAATTCGTGTTTGTGTTTTCAATTCTTCAATTGGTGTTTCAGTTGTCATTTCAATTTCTCCATTAGATTTGTGCGCCCATTCGTATAGCTCTAAGATCGTAATCTAATAGCTCCTGAGTAAAGCCGGACGTTAAGTCACCGGCTGCACCGCGTTCATTGATTATACGCGCTCGACGTCGACCGGCAGCAGTACCGACAACACGTCCAAGTTCAGCTCCAAACTTTAGTGAGCGAAAGATAGGATTCTTACGTACTTTGTCAAGTTCGAGAATGTCCACTATGAAGTCCATCTTAATCCTCGTCCGGTTCTTGTTGTAGCTGGTATGAACGTAGAAGTCGCATGATGTATTCGTGATCGGGTTCTTCTTTGGCCTCAGCACGTAGAATGTGTCGTCCTGGATAAATTGTTATACTGTCCATGGAAGGTTGACCTATCAAACCGACAGCAGTGATAATTCGATAACTGTATACGCGGTCTGAAGCTGTCGGTGACATTGATCCAAATTGACTCTCGTTCAGGAGAACCATATATCCTGTTGAAACTTCATTCAAAGTTAAACCCCATACTTGATTACGGGCATAAATTGTTTCATCAAACGTGAGTTTAGCTCCTGGTTGTGCAAAGTTACCAATTGTGATAAAAGAACTTAATTCTGCATCTGTAAGTGGTGTGCTTGACATAAGATCAGTGACAATAATTGTATCTCCTGCAGCGCCGTTATTTACTGCAGGCGCGTTGACAATTTGTACGCCTGCACCATCAAAGAACAACGTCTTTTCTTTCATTGACATTCCAGCCAAGTCAAAATACGTGTTCGACATGATTGCGTTCGAACTCCCGCTTAACAATCGCCAATTACCATAAGTAGCAGTTGGATTCACGGCCCAAGTCAATTCAAGACCTTGAGCGTTGAGAAAACCGTGCTCTTTAGTCAACGTCTTCATTTACGACCACCTTTCTTCTTTGCACCCTTCCAAGACTTTGCAGCCTTCTTGAAACGTGCTTGATGTTTCATACGCGGGTGAGCCTTCTTCAGACGTGCGAGTTCTTTCTTCATGTATTTGTTGTATGCAGAAGGAGCACGTGTAGCAGTCTTGACAGTTTTCTTAACTGCAGCTTTACCAGCACGCTTGGCTGTTGCCTTTGCTTCTTTCTTTGCAGACTCAACAAACAATGCTTTGAGTTCTTCGAGTGTTCCTTCAACTTTGACCAGGAGAACCACCTCAGTTATCGGCGGCTGTTGACTGGATTGCGATGGCCATGAAGTCCTTCGAGGATAGAGTAACGATGGAAGCATTAACACGGACTGTAACGTTTATTGTACGATCAGTAGCAAGAGCAGAAGTGCGTCCAGTGATGTAAAGTTGATCGTTTACAACGTATCTTCCATCGTCGCTACCCTTGCCAAAGTTGTCAGGGTAAAGGTCAGTGTTCATCGAAAGAAATCCGTCAGTGTCGTAGTTGAGGCGACCGGATGCAACCATTGCTCGGTCATTAGCAAAAACAAGACCACCACGGTTTAGGTCAGTCATTTGAATGTGGACAACACCAGAACCACCCATAGTTGTAGCCGGGAATACGGCTGAAGCATTAGTTCCTTCAAAAATAAAGTCAACTGAATGGACTTGAAGTGCTTGGCGATCTCCGACATCGACGTAACTGCCAAGGTCAATAGTTGCGAATGCATCAGTGCTTACTGCGCTAATTGTCACTCGTTCGGTTAGGGTAAACATGCTTGTCTTTTTTGTAGCCATTGTATCATCTCATGGGTGGTCACGGGGGTTTTTTTGGTCAATTAAACGTCGAGCCGGCTCCCCCGGACCAATTATCACACAACCACGACGGTGTATAAAGTAAACCGACTTAGCGACCCCCTGCAATCTGCAGCCCATCTTCGCGAGCGAAGCGAGTTAATCGGACAAACCGCCCGTCCCCGACCACCACCCCACTGTAAATGCCCCCCACATATTATTCTGCCGTAGGCTTTTTTTTCCGCAGATACTAAATAACATTATTATTTAGCGTAAATCATGGCGAATCAATACTCCATAACCGTGAGCAATAGTGCTGATGCTGTGCTAAAAGATTTGAAACAAAGAGGGATGAAGATGTCACAGTGCATCGATGCTGCAATTGTAACCCTTGGGGCCGATGCCCTGGTTAAATTGGTTACAACTCAGAAGCTGATTACATCGTTGATGGAGGATGAGGAGTAATGTCTGAGTTCATTAAGTGTCAATTCTGTTTGTTTCGATTTAAGTTACGTGGAGATATTTCTATGGCACATCAAGCAATGCGGATCGCATCGCACATCATGACCTATCATTGTCGTACGTGGAATGAGGAGGAATCTGAATGAGTGGCATTGATGAACGAAACCCTGCATGGGAAGAATTGATTTATGTTTTGAAAGACATTCGAGATGCTTTGCAACAGTTGGTGAATGAACGATGAAGGGAAACCATGTGGGTCACGTTGTGATCCGAAATCCTGACGGAACATTTGAATGCTTAACGTGTGGAGTTGTAGAAGAATGAAAGATAATCAGTTACCAAGTTGTCACGTACAAGCCAACGATGACTACTACGTATGTTATGTCATGGAATACGATGATGAAGAACAAATGGAAATCGATGAACGATACCACAACGGCATTCTCGAAGTAATGAGAACGTGTCGCATATGTGGCGAGTGCGACGTGTACTATCCTGTTTAGAAGTAAGGAATAAACATTACAGCAGCTCTAACAGCATCGATCCCACCGACCATAGCCAAAGTGAGAAAGGAGACCAACACGTTTAGTTTGACTAATGTGTCAAGGTTTGTCTCTTTCTCTCCACGTCGTTCTTCACGTGACATAAGCCATTGTGCAAAGCGTTCAATTCGTGTTTGTGTTTTCAATTCTTCAATTGGTGTTTCAG